CGAGCCGGGCGTGGATAAATAACCCGGCAACCTGATTTATTCCAGCCCCTTCTGTGTGAGGGGGTTGGGCTGAATCCACCAGCCGTAAAACGTTTACAGGAAGGTAAAGCATGAAAAAGAAAGAACCGATCATATATGCGGGTGATATGAGCACTGAAGAAATTTTCCAGTGGATGAAATCCAAGATTGATGTTCAGAGAACTCTACAAAATCTTGAGTTTGAAAAAGCCTCACTACAGGCGAGGCTTAATTTAGTTTGTGAAAATATCGATAACCTTATTTCTCAATGTCAACTAACAACCTTTCAGCTAATTCAGGGTCCCACTCAGACTCAGGGTAATCAGCAAAATTCACCGGATATTGGCTGATTGTTACTTGTGAAAGATAACGTCTGATATCTTCAGGAAGGGTTTCAACTCGCAGTTCGTCTTGAAGAGACAATAAAATATCAGGGAAAGTTAGTTCCCGAATAGTGGATAACGGCCATTGATATTTAAGAAGCAATTTATGGTGAAGAGCTGCCTTTCCATGCAGCCCATTAAATCGGGTTGCATATTTTTTACGGTGCTCAAGAAGTAATGCTTCTAACGTGCATATCAGAGCTGCTCGGTTATTTACACAAGAAACTTCTGTGCTATCAACGTATCCGTTGATTTGAATGTTGCGTTGTTTCGCTATGTTTTCTTTCACCTGAGTAAAAAGGTGTGCGATTCCAACAATCATAAAATTTCCCTTCCTGGCTGTGTTAGAGCAACCAAGATACCACCGAGCCTGAAGTGGTGAAAAGACAGGCGTCTCATTAGCTAAACATAGTTCCCTTTGGGGTGTGGTGAATTGCAGTCCACCGAGACAAGTCGAAGATCAGCACCGGCCACCACACCACCAAAGTGAGCTAATCACTAATTTCTAATAGTTGCTGTGCCTTGGCGGTTATCAGGTCTTCAACCAACTCACAGGAGGATGAAGATAATGTTCTGACAGATAGCCGCCCTTTTTATTCAATGTGTCCGCTTCCGGTGTCGGCTGGGACTCCCTACCCAGCGCGGGTTCAACTCCTGCCGGATACCTAATCAAATGGTGACTTATATGACCTTCCGTAACGTTAATTTTTACTACGGCGACCTGATGCGCGTCACTCGTGGTGTGCAGGCTGTTCGTAATCCAAAAACAATCGCTAATTTCTGGCGGCGTAGCTGGTTATGCAGGTTACTCACTCAGAAAGGCGATCCTCGTTTATAACTGGAGATAACTATGTCAGAAACAAAGAACACCACACCATTCAGCCAGCAACTGGCTTATATCAATAAAGGCACTCTGGATGCAGAGCTAACCGAAGCGCTGGCCGAAGTGATTAAAGCAGTCCGTGAGACTGGCAAGAAAGGTGCGGTTACGCTGACGCTCAATTGCGCCATGCTGAATACCCGTGACGAAAACACCATGAAGGTAACGCCAAAGGTCTCCCGTACCATTCCTGAACTTGACCGCGCCGATACCATCATGTTTGCAACCGCCGATGGCGATCTACTGCGTGACGATCCTGCGCAGACACAGCTTGATTTAAAGGTTATCGAACCTGCACCACAAACAGCACCTATCAAGCTGGCCCAGTAATACCCACCGAACCAACTATTCCAATCTGATAAGGAAATATTCAATGTCTCAAATTGAAGGCTCTGCCGTGCTCGATATCCGTGATCTGGTCTCTGCAACTCTGAAGACTGAAACGGACATCCCCTCTGTCGTTGTTCCAGACGGTTTCGAAGTCAAATCCCTCGAAAGTCTGCAACTGGCTCCGTCGCGTATTCGTCAGAGCGCTAACCTGATTTCTCCGGGTTCTCTGATCGCTTACATCCAGCGATTCCGTGATGAACGTACTGTAGTTTTTGCGGATAAAACCAAAACACGCATTGTCGCCGTGCTGGATTTCCACCAGAACGCAGACAATCCGAGCTGGGCTGCACACAAAGCTGTTTATGACTGCCCGTTCTCCGACGAATGGAAATCATGGACTGCCAACGATGGCAGCAAAATGGACCAGATCAACTTCGCTGAATTCCTGGAAAACAATATTCAGAATGTTGCGCCGGTTAGTGATTCATACCAGGGCCCGTCCGGTACTGAACTACTCGAAATGGTTCTGGCATTCCAGGAGACTCGCAAATCTGAGTTTAAGTCTGTTAAACGCCTTTCTGATGGTACCTGCCAGTTCCAGTTCAGCGATGAAAAATCAGGTTCTGGTAATACCAAAATGCCGGAAAAAATCAGCCTGGCAATTTCACCATTCCACAACGGCTCTCCTTACCAGGTCGATGCACGTATCCGCTACCGTCTGCGTGATGGTCAACTGGTCCTCTGGTATGAGCTGATCGAACCGAAGAAAGTTGTTGAGCACGCATTCCAGGAAATCGTCACCGATATGGAAAGCCAGCTTGGCGAAGACCTTCCTATCTACGAAGGCTCTGTTTAATCCCACCGTGTGTTGTTTTATGCGCCTGCCCTGCGGGCGCATAGCAAAGCACTCTCCCACTACATGAAGGAGTAACCATGCCCAGTTTAGGCCAGCTCTATAATGATAAAGACGCCGGGTTAACTACCCGCAAAACCTACAATGTTCCGCTGGATAAAATTTACGCCGAAGAAGGCTACAACGTTCGTGAACTCAATCGGGCGCATGTTGAAGAATTCCGCGATGCGTTTATTGCCGGTGAATATATCCCGCCGCTGGCCGTAGAAGTTACCGAGCGTGGCGTGAAGGTTATCGACGGCCATCACCGCTATCATGGTGCGCTGGCTGCTATCGAAATGGGCCACGACATCGTGCGCCTGGAATGCAAAGATTTCGTCGGTAGTGAAGCCGACAAGATCGCCTTCATGGTAACCAGCTCGCAAGGATTGGCGCTTACTCCTCTTGAACGTGGCGCTGCATATCATCGCCTTCAGAATCAGGGCTGGAGTCCTTCAGAAATAGCGGCAAAAGTTAAACGTTCTGAGTCCGATATTCTGCAACACCTTCAACTTCACGAATGCACCCCGTATATCAAAAAGCTCGTGCGTGATGGTTCCATGAATTATGCCATCGCGATCGGCATCTCCCGCGAGCATGGCGTGTACGCAGACCGTGAAGCTTCTCGCCTGATGAAGAAAGCTGAAGCCGCAGGTAAGAAAAAAATCACTAAAAGCATTGCCAGTCCTCAGTTTAATGCAGGAAAAGCCAGGAAGTTCCTGGAGCTTATTTCTTCATGTGCAAAGGACTCTGGCGAAGCGCTGACCATTGAAGTGCCACCAGCAATGCAGGCTGAAATAACCTCAATTCTTCGCGAATTTCGTCACGAGGCTGATGGGGTGACCTCATGAAAAAAATTCCTGAACTGGTGATGTGGACCCTGCTCTTTTCTTCTCTGTCCGGAATCGGTTTAACCGCAGGGTTCTATTGCTTCATCGCCACGGCACGACTGATAGCGAGGGTGATTTCATGAATATCGAATACCAGGATAAGGGCGCGGCGGCAAACATCATCATCACCAGCACAGTTTTTGAGTTTCGTCGTCATGTTCGCGTCGTTGATACGGTGCTGATGTGTACGCAGGGTGTTATTGCCGAGCGTTGCGGATTCTTCCTGATGAAGACTGTGATCTCAGGTCGCTCTAAAGAAATGCTTCGAGCCAATAAGACGGCGAGGCGGGAGGCGGCGCGATGACGGTTTTTGAATACATCCAGGCTCATCCAAACACCACCAGCGGTGACATCGCCAGAGGGCTGAACAAGAAGACACCCGCTGTATCAGGCGCAATATCCCAGCTTTATACCACTGGTCGCGTTGTGAAATCAGGGATGTGCAACGGTGTCCCTACTTACCGCGTTAACGATCTCCCTTATGGGTGTGGTAACGCAATGCTAATTCAATTCAATCAACTACTGATGGAGTGTCGCCGTGAAGCAGTCTGATTTACCAAGATGCCCTACGTGCGGAAATATGCCCGAGTACTCGCTGAAACCCAATCATCTTGGCTGGGTTTGGGGTGGTATCAGATGCCCGTATGACCATTACAGCGTGAAGCTCAACGGACCTGCCAGTAGCCGCGAAAAAGCAGAAAATACACTGGCACCGAAGTGGATTGAGTTAGTCGAAAAAGTTACCAAGGAGGCAGCCCAATGACAGCACTCAACAAACAGGCGTTGCGTGAAGCGGCCAATGCCGCAAACATAGCTTCATGGGGTAAATGGGAGTCGTATAAGCCACACAAAGGCGCGAGAGGATATGAAGTAAAAGTTGGTGCAAAAGCGGTTGCCCAACACTGCCTTAAAGTTGATTCGGCATTCATCGCTGCCGCTAACCCGTCCACCGTTCTGGCGCTGCTGGATGAGCTGGAAGCCGCAGAGAAGCGCATAGCAGAACTCAGTGCGTCACTGAAAGATTTAATCGGTGTCGTAAATACCGTTAATCGCTCACGGCATCATGAAATCAAGATGGATGATGATGACGATCCTTGCTACTGGCAGCGCAAAGAGTGGATTGAATATCTGATGGAAACGGTCAGTGCCGCTGAAGATGTTTATCGTACCGCTGGCATTGGCGTGAAGGGGGAGTGAGATGGCTGAGAGATGGAAGATTTACCTAATTATCGCATTCATCACCTTAGCTGCAACGCCGATAAGCATGGTGGCAGCAAAGATTGATGTTCCTGTGTGGGCGATTATCGCAGGCCATTGCGGGTCAATGATATCTGGGTTTATTGCAGCGGAGATAGGGAGGACTAACCCATGAAAACTAACCACCCGGCGAACAGTCCTGTATCACTCGATCGCCTGCACCAGATAAGCGAAATACTCAGCAAAGCGGCAGCACAAAGCGACGGCGGTAATCTCGGCTACGCAATGGCTGATGCTGTGAAGGTGATTGATGTGGCTATTGCGGCGTTTGATGCTGAGCCTATGGCGTGGCGATGGTTCCATCTAAATCAATGGCATGTTACCAATGATGAGGAGCGAGCAAGGGATTTGGCTTGGGATGGCGTCAAAGTGATACCACTCTACACTGCCCCGCCAGCGCAGGTAGTGCCGGAGAATTACGTAACAGCAGAACACCGTCGCGTTATTGAAATGCTGCTCAATGTTTGCGGGGCCGCATTCGAACTCGCAGATGATAGCTGTCAGCAAGAGGTTGATGGCGAAGAGTGCCACGTTGTTCCAGACGACGCATTTCAGAAGCTAAGTGATGCGCTGGACGAAATCGAAAACACTCTCCCGACAGAAGATGTCGACAGGCCAGACGTATTTCTTGCCTGGTCGGCAATGCCAAGGGCAGCGCTGAAATCTATTCTCCAGGCTGGTAACTCTCCGGTAATCGGTATTGACCTAGCATCTGAACCTGATCGATCGGTCGAGGTTCGCTACCTTGCGCCTCCAGGCTACGTGATTGTGCCGATTGTTCCGACCGAGGACATGATTATTAACGGCTTCGAATCGGTTCCAGATCCGCACTTCAGCGATGAAAAAGAGTGGGAGGAATACGAAGCATTGAGTGGATGCCGACAGGCAGCGCGCCGGGCTGAGTTGTGCTGGGCAGCAATGATTAAAGCAGCACCAAAACAGGAGAATATTTAACGTGAACAACTTAATGATCGACCTTGAAACTATGGGGAATAAACCAAATGCCCCCATCGTCTCTATCGGTGCTGTGTTTTTTGATCCTTCAACTGGTGAACTGGGCCCTGAATTTTACCGGGTTGTTAGCCTGAAAAGCGCGATTGCTGGAGGTGCCGTTCCTGACCCTGAAACAATAATTTGGTGGATGCGGCAAAGCGAAGGAGCTCGAATGGCTATTTGCGATGAGGATGCGACAACGATTTCAGCCGCCCTGATGAAGCTGAATACCTTTATTCTTGATAACTCTGACATTGATAAAGTTCAGGTCTGGGGTAATGGCGCTACCTTTGATAATGTAATCCTCCGCTCCAGCTATGACCGTGAATTAATCCCCTGCATGTGGAAATTCTGGAATGATCGTGATGTCCGAACTATCGTCGAATTAGGAAGGAAAATAGGAATCAACCCACGCCGGGACATACCGTTTGAAGGTGACATGCATAATGCCCTAGCCGATGCAAAACATCAGGCTAAGTATGTCTCAGCTATCTGGAAGCGGCTCATCATCACCATCGATAACAGTGAGGAATAACATGACTGAACAACCTGATGATCTCCTCACTCCGGACGAGGTATGCCAGAAATTAGGGATTACGCAAAAAACATTATGTAAATGGAATACAGAACACCGGCACCGTTCTACATTAGCCCCTGTAAAATTCAGCGCTAAAGTCGTTCGCTATGAGCGCCGTAATGTAGAGGCTTTTATCCAGAAATGCCGGAGCCAGTATTAACCCCGTCGTCTTAGCAGTGCAACCTGCGCGAGTATGCTCCGCTCGTGAGCCTCAAATGCCTCGCGCTTTAACGCAATCTCTTCCTGCAAAATCTCATCTGAAAAGTCGTAGTGTTCTGCCATCGGGTCATCTGACTTGCTGGAATGGTGAAGGCACAGGAGGCTTACTTCCCTTCTATCTGATCGGGAGTAGCCTCTTTCCTTCATCAGGGCAATAACATTGCTCTTAAGGAATTTACGGCACATCGTA